TCTGGGGAGATTCCTGGAAGTCATATTCCGGATGCTCATGCAGGCGGGCGGCGTAGGGCTTATCGTAAGACACCGAGGCGACCAGTCTATTCCTGTCCACGCTCGTCTCTCCAGACGCTTCAAGTGCCCCCTCGTCATGAGGAACCATCTTGTTAGCTTCCTCCAAGATGTGCTCAGACGCCTCAAATAACCCTTCAGCAAGCGCTGCGCGCACCTTGTCAGTGATCGCCCCGCCATTCCATTTCAGGCTTACTCGGGTGATCATGCCGGGACCCTCACATGCTTTTGCCTGTCCAACCCCAAGAGCGCCAGAACATCCGTTCCCGAGTCCTCCGCATCCAGCCAGATCACTGCATCCTCGTCCGTGCTGTCCTGTGTCAAGACAAGCTCATCCAGACCGCTCACAGAGGCTGTGACCTTGTTCGGGGACGGGATCCCGACCATGAAGTTGTTCACGAGCCCGGCCACGATGGTAGGCGTGTTGTCGCCCACAATGCCTACCAATGGGACCTCCACAACGGTTATCCCGTCGCTGTCCAAAAACTGAAACGCCCCGCCAGGGACCACGAAGCCCGGGATGGTAGAGACAAGAGTCGCCGCCGCCCACGTGCTCAGAACGACCTGCGCGGATGCTGTGCAGGTGACCTCCAGATGGTGGACGTTCCCGAACAGGTAGAACTTCTCCACCTTGAAAACCTCGTGGTTCTCGCCGTCTCTCGTCACCAGATCGCCCGCCAAAATGACGGTGCCGGGGGGCATGATCAGGAACAAGGACGCCACGACCTCTTGCCCGGAGGCGCTTGTCAGGACGGTGTGCGACGGTTCCGCGTTGCACCTTACGGTCACAGGAGCCGTTGACCACGTAGGCCCGTACGCGCCCTCACCCGTGCGCGCAGTCACAGTGACAGAATCTGTCAGTGGGATGTCCACTACAGCCGCCTGATCTTCCTGTAAAGCAATCCCGCCCGGGCGAGGAACTGATACGCCCTCCGCGCGATCACCGGGGAGGTTCCCCCGTCCCCACCACCGTAGGTGACGCTTGTTTTGCCGGACGTGTAGCTCTTCACCGATCGTGCGCCTATGTTCTCGTCTCCCGCTATCATCATCTCCACCTGCGCACAACAGGCGTTCTTCAGGGCGCTCAGGTAGGGCTCCACGGTGAGATCGTCGAGGTCCCGCCGTATCACGTAGTCGATGTCTTCCGTCGCCCTGGTAAGCAGCCGGGTGGCGTCAGCAGGCGCCGCAGTGCCCAGAAACGTCACCAGCTCCGCCGTGGTAGCATAGTTCGCCATCAGATCGCCCCTCTGCCCGTTGCCGCTGTCCGCCCTGTGGCTGCCAGACGCCCCGTTGCCGCCGTCCTCCGCAAAGCATCCGGGGAGTATGCCATCTCAGAGACTGCCCCGAAGATCGCGTCAGCAATCGCGTCCATCCCCACATCGTTCGGATGGTAGTTGTCACCCCAGGGGTACGCCCCGCCGGCGTACCAAAGCGTGCTCTGAGCAAGTCTGTAGTAGTTTCCCGCCCCAATCGCCCCCAGATCGTCAGCCACCTCGTACCTGCGCAACACAGGGTCCCACCCCACAACAAGTGAGGAATCGACAACGTCCACGTAGTCCTCATCCAGGTACCAGACGATGTATAGCGTTGATGCCGGCAGGGATGCCCAGGAGGGCGGGTTGTTCGGTGTCCAGTAGGCCCCGTCAACAGTAGCCTCATCCGTGATGCGCACGTTGCCCACCACGCGCCCGAGGGGCTCCGTGTTGACCACGCGCACCAGCCCGCTGTATTCCGGACCCCGGAACGTCCTTGCCACATGCCCCGCAAAAGTGTCAGAGACCCCGTCCACAAGCATCGTCTGCGCAGGGTTAGCGTCTCCCGCCGTCTCCCACCATCCACTGCAGAGCACGATGCGAGGGCTCACCCCGTTCGTCGCACAATTCGTGAGGATCCAATCGACAATGTCAATCGCCTGATTCAGCCAGGCGTTCTTCCGGATGGTGCAGGCACCGGCCGCGTAGCCGGATCCCGTCGCGCCCCCGTGAGAGTCCAGCGTGACCGCCGTGATCTCCCCGCCCACGACCGTTACCGTGCCCTCAGCGCCAATGTGCGCCCCCTGCTCCAGGTAGACGCCCTCCCCGTTGATGTAGGTGCCGTCCGCATCGGAGATTCCAGAGATCGCTCCCACGTGCCCGCCACCGTCCACCGTCACCACGCAGGTAGCGGTCCCGGGCGTATCCCTGTAGCAGCTCGAATGATGGAGCGCCGCGTCCTCGATCACAAACAGATCAGGCCAGGGAGCAACCCCCGCCTTGATTGCCGCCGCGATAGTGCGCAGAGGTGACCCGTCCGAGCCTCCGTGCGACGACCAGGTCACCGGGCCCCCGAAAGCGGTCGCGATCTGGTCAGCCGATACCTGCGCGAATCCGTTCGCATAGGCGGAGGCAAAAAGGGAATCCACAAGGGAGTCTCCACAGTACCAGATTGTTCTCGGGCGCCAGGAGTTGCGCATTATCTGTACATCACCGCCATGTCGATACCATCGTCGTTTGGCTTTACCACGATCTTTGTGGCAAACGCCGCGTCGAAGATCAACCGGCGCGAGGCCGCGTCTGGTAGCGTGATCACGCAGAGGATGTTTGCGGGGGTGGACGATGCTCCGTCTGAGACGGTGATCGTCTTGCCTGTAACACCCGTGGAAACCACGATGGAGTGTAGGATGCCAGGCCCAGAGCTCACCTCCGTATCCACGTGGACACCCGTGACCCGTTTCTTCGGCCACTCCTCCTCAACCGCCAGCCTGTCGATAGTGATCCGTTCCCCCGCGATCTTGGTTGCAAGGCTCACCGGCTCGCCGGACGGGTAGTCAATGATTGGCAGGGTTGTCATCGCTCACCGTTTCCTCTCCGCCAGACACCTCGGGGATCACCTCGGGCGTCGCCTCCGCCTTCGTGCTTCCCTTGGGGACCTTGGGGGCCTTCGGAGCCTTCGGTTCCCGCTTCTTCTTCTCCGCCTTCACCACGTCGGCAGGAGGGTCGGAAGCAGGTGTGGGCGGCCCTGCGCAGCCGCCCACACGCCAGACGATGTTCTTGCTCGCAACTACTTCACTCATCGGAAGTAGACGCAAGCCGCCTTGATGTTCTGATCCGTGGTGATTCGGATTTTCCCAATGTCGGAGCCCGAGAGCTGTTTCACCCGGGCGCTTTCCACGACAGCGAAGTTGTGGAGGTTGATGGTCATCACGGCCGCATTCTTGATGTCACCCTGAGAACCCAGGGGGCCATCTCCACCGGTTATGGTCACGGTAGCGCCACCGGCCGCGTCGATGAAGTGCAGCAAGTACTTGCCGTCCTTCGGAGGAGTCACCACGCCGTCATTCGCGGCGGTGAGGTCCTCATAATCGCCTGCAGCGAGCTCGGTCACCGCGTCCTGCGCGATCAGTTTCGGAGTTATCGTTTGGTCTGCCAATTTGGCCTCTCTTTCACACCCTTTATGCGGGTGAATCAGATCCCTACGGAGCAACCACGGCGGTGTTCAGGGACATGTTGTAGACCCACCATGTCGTCCCGTCACAGATCACGCGCACAGTGGCTCCAATCTTCTCGCCGCCAGTGCTGAAGGTCACAGTGTTCTTGTTCGCCGCGCCCTTCGTCCCGATGTGGCCCGTGCAGGTGATAACCATGTTCTGGTCAACCGTGTTGATGATGGTGTAGTTAACACCCGCGTTTCCGGCCGCGGGTGTTTCCAATGTGAAATTCACTGCCCCGCCTGCGCCCGTAGTGGTGACCAGACACCCCGACGGAGCGTTGGACAAGGAAAGTGAGGTATCCGCGGTGAATGGCCGCACCATCATGGCGGCGATTATCCCCGCGGTCACCCTCAGGGTCCCTGTAAAGACCGCGTTCGAGTATGTGGACGCCGCCAGCGTGGTTGATGTCCCCGGGTTGCCGCCGTCATTCAAGGTAATCAACCCGGCGACCGCTCCAGACGCCCCGTTCTTACCTACTGTCAGGTTCCCGGTCTGTTGGGTAGCTCCCGTCAGGGTGGAGGCTCCCGTGACCCCCAAGGTTCCGCTCACCACCGTGTTCCCCGTCGCACCCGCAACAGAGAACGTGGTAGCCCCCGCCCCGGTGCTCTTTACGGTAATCCCGCCGTTGGTCCCTGTCTGCCCGCTGGTGATAGCTCCCTTCACCGCCAGAGTGTTCGGCGCGGGCGCATACAGCCACCCCTTGGTCAGCTTCACCCAGGACGTCCCGTTGTGGGCTAGGATCCCGTTCTCATAGATCCTGGAGGCCAGCTGGGCCTGCCCGGAAGTTCCGAACAGGCCCAGCAGCACCGCCGCCAGGAGAAGATTTCCGATTCGCTTGATCATGATTTCAGTCTCCTCAGAGAGCTCCCGCGCTCGCTTACGGTTCGGCCAGAATCGACGCGTCGAGGACCGCAAAGCAGTCGGAGTCTGTGATCTTCGCGCCATAGACGTGGAGGCCCCTGACGCCGTCCCCGAACGTGGCTTCACGCCGGACTGTCTCGGTCTTCACGAGCTGCTCCGCGTAAGTCCACCCGCGAGATACGCCCGCGATGATCTTGTATTCCGTCCCGCCGTTGGTGGTCGGAACGTTGTTGGAGTTGTAGATGTCGAAGCCCGCAACGCGGCCGACCATCCCGTTTGTCCAAGCGTCGTTCGAGGTGTTCTCCACAAGGAGCTTCGCCAGGACGAGTTTCGTCTTGAACCACGGAGGGATCACGCAGAAGCGGCCCTCAGTCGGAACGTTCTGCTCGTCCAGAGTCTGCGCCAGAGTGAGGAGCAGCGCATGAGCATTCAGGGAGTTCGCCGGAGTGACCGCAGTGATCGCGCCAGCCCCTGTGTAGAGGCTCGCGATGAACTGATCCGCGGTGTCGCGGAGGCCATACGCCGCGTTGGCGGTCGCGTCCTGAACAAAGTCTCCATCAGCCTGAGCCTTATCGACATCGTCCACGGCAAAGCCGTAGACCCGCTGCTCCGTGATCTTCAGGAGCAGTTCGGCGTCGTTCAGCTCCTGGTACACCACGGTGCCCGTGTACGCGGAGTTGGAGATGGGTCCCAGAGTCTTGATGTGGACGGTATCGCCCTTCTCTTTGATCTGGCCCTCGTATTTCCTGTTGCAGAGGCTGGCGTACACGAGGCTCTTGTCGAGGTTCTCCTGTATGCCGCTTGCCCAGAGTTCGGGGATGAAGTTGTCTACACTCATTGTTTTGCCTTCTGTTTCGCGTAGAACGCGAGAATGTCTGGCCAGCGCCGCGTCCTCTCGGCCTTGTCCATCTTGTCTATCTGCCCCTGAGAGGTGATAGGTGGTTCCGATTTCGGCGCTTCGCCAAAGTTCTGCCCCGCAGCCGGCGCGCCCGTGGCGCCCACCAGCTCGGGGTAGTCCTTCACAAACGTTGCGACGATGGCCTGCAGCTCTGTCTCGTCGTATGTGCCCTCGTCCGGGTCGATGTCTATGCCCGCGAGATCCAGCAGCTTCAGAGCCGCCTTTACCCGCTCAGCCTTGACACCAGCGCCATGCAGCGCCAGTTTGGCGTCGGATTCGAGGGATCTGCGATCCGCCTTGGAGATCCGGTCAGACGACTTTTTGAGCACATCGTCCTTCTCCGCTTTCAGGCGTTCCGCTTCGGTCATAGCGGCTTGCTTCGATTTCTCTTCGAGCTCTTTCTCCCAGTTCCGCCGATCACGCGCCTGTCGCTTCTCGATCATCCGATCCACGTCAGCCTGTGTGAACTTCGCTTCCTGGGACCCGCTGCCCGCCGCGTTTTCCCCGCCCTCATCCCCGGTTTTGCTGCCTGCGTCCGGGTCCGCTCCTGCCGCCTCACCATTTCCTCCGTCTCCATCAGGAGACCTGAGGATTCTCAGCCAATCGTTCATCGTAACTTCTCCCCGTTTATGGGCCGTCGCCCCGTCCGTTTAGGCCCCGTCGGGCGTGAAAAAGCCCCTCGGTTTCCCGAGAGGCTAAACTTGGTTCGCTTATGTGGTCGCGGCTACTTCGCCGCCTCAAACCGTATGCCGTGGTCGCCGGGATACGGGAAGTGGTGATCGTTTCTACCCACCCGAACAGGAGGCGGAATGCCCCCAGGGAAAGCGTCACACGCTTCGGCTTCAGGCAGGTACAGGTGCAAGCAGGCATGGCAAATGCCAACCGTCCTCAGTTCCAACTCGTCCTGCGCTAGCCTTCCTGTATCGCCAGAATTACCGTCCACTGGTCATCCTCCACCATCTCCCCGTCGGGTGTTTCTATTCTACCACGGCCTTTGATGACCTCTTTCACCCTCATCTTTGTGTTTCGAGGTAGCAAGATTTCGCGCTCGGAGTCTGCGCCGCCGCGCGTTTTCCTTGAGTACGCCTCAAACGAGTAGCACCGGGTATCAGCCGGAGCCTCGATTTTCATCAGAACCGGCTTGTAGCCAAACACGCGCTCGGCTTCACCCCCAAAGCTAGTGCTCAAGTAGGCGGGTTCTTCGAGTACCCGGCCTATAAGATCGGCGGGGTTTTTGAAAGCGTCTTGCCCCCCGAAAGCGTCGTAGCTGGCCCCTCGTTGCAGTATGCCGTTTTTGCCAAGAGTCTCCTGCGTGGTCAGCGCATCGAGAACCTTAACATGGCCCCGGTATTCGCTAGGCATTTCTCCATGCCCACGCAACGCCTGATTTATCTCGCGATAAGCAGTCGTCTTGTAGTCGCCTAGAACCGCGACCTCTTTTGAAGTCAGCGGCTTATCAAAGCGACTGGCAAGGTAACTGCGCATCTCCGGAGTGTCCGGAATGGCGTCAAAGGTGACTCCACGCGGCTTTGCAGGTGCGCCCGTCACCTGTTCCCGCTTCGGGAACCTGCGCGCTGCGTAACTGCCTGTCGCCTCGCGTCTCGCGTTCACCGTCTCGATGTGTTCCGACAGCGCGCCACGCCACTGCTTGACCTTGGCTTTGGCCTTCTTGGCCTCCGTATCGTCAAGGGCCGCGACTTCCCGCCGTTTCCACTGCCTGACCCCACGCTCAAGCCGTCTCTGCCGCATCCGCTCCGCATAGACTTTGGCGTTTTCCTCGTGTTCCTTTTTCGTCTTTGGCTCAGGGACCCGTGTCAGTCCGGGCGTATAGAGGTTGATCACGTGACGGCAGTTCCCGTGAAAAAGCCCGTCCGCCTCAGCCTCCGCCAGCGTGGGATAGCCCGGCGTCTTGCCCGTGATGGACAGCACCTTGCCCTCCCAGAAGTCGCAAACGGAACAGCTCTCCGAGTGAGAGCTGACAATCACGAGGTCCTGACCGGACGCCGTGTATTTGTCCACCGCGCCCGTCTTGGCCGAACGGATCACCGCCGTCCGCGTCGCCATCTCTGCGTAGGACCCCAGGTCCCAGCTCCTGCCAGCCTTGTCGATGAACCCGGTCACGCCCCGGTCAGCAAACGCATTCAGCGCGCTCTGGGTGGCCGTGTAGCGCGTCGCCACACCGGTCAGGACGTCTGCCGCACTGGACGCTATCACGTCCCTGTAAGCGTCCAGAGTGGTGCGCAGGATAGCCGGGTGCGTGCTCACAACCGCGCCCACGGTGTCAGCAGCCAGCGCCCGGATGCTCGCTCCTCTCACATACGCCTGTGCGGCGGGTGTCGGCAGGTTCGCCGCTATCAGTTCCTCAGCAACCGCCTGCCCGCCCGTGTCGTACGCCTCTCGGATGATGGCTTCGAGCTCTTGCGGGATGTCTGCGAGCGGACCGGTCCCGATCTCATTCTTCAGCCACTTACGGAGCGCCGCGACCTCAGCCGCCTTCCGCTCCGCCCATCCGGGTGTCTTTAGCCCAGCGGCGGTGCGCCTGCGGACCTCAGCGAGTATCCGCATCTGCGCGTTGTCATAAATCTCACGGATTTTCGCCGCGTGCAGGTCTGCAAGCTCTGGAGCGCGCTGGACTGCCACACTACGCTACCCCGGCTTGCATCACATCCGGGACGCCCCGCCCATCTTCGTCCAGGATAAGCGCGACCTCGGCATCTACCTGCGCCTCGTCCCAGTCCGGATGCACCATCGACACAATGGTCTTCACGGAAGCCGCCCGGGCATCTGCCAGCAGCTTCACGCTGTTGGCGGTCTCCTGCAGGCTGGATCCTGATCCGTCCTGTATCTCAACGCTCACGGCGCTGTCCGGAGTGGAATTGCCCAGTTGCACCCGGTCTATGGTCAGCATGGCGCCGAGGATATTCCGCAACGCCGGCTTCCAGTAGAGCGCCTTCTTCGCTACGGTCGCCGCCGATTTGCCCTCTCGAATCTTGAGCGCCGTTCCGCTCTCCGCCTGCCCATCGATGTCGAGTCCGAACGTCTGGGGAGAGTACCCCGCGCCTGCAAAAATCCTGCGTAGAAACCACTCGGCAGATCCCAAGTGCTCCGCCATCCTGATCGCGTGTTGGACTACCATGATCTGGTCAACGCCTGCCGCATCTGAGACAGGGATGGCGAGCTTAACAAACGCTGTCCGCATCGCATCCCAAGTCTGATTCCCATCGGAGTCGGTATCCAGGAAAGCCTCCGGGATGAGTGCATGCCCTCTCCCCAGCTCGATGTCGTTCATCAAGTTCGAGATCGACTCGTCAAGGGAATCCATCAGGCTGTAGAGCCCGGCGAAGTCGCTCCGCCCGAGGTCAATGCCGCGATGCTTCCGGTTCGGCTTGATGTTCGGGACGTGGGCACATGCCAGCCCAGGGAGCTGTGTCGCCACCACAGGAGCTATGTCCCTGGTCTCAGGGCGGAGCGACATATCTACGGGCAGGCCCAACTTCTCGCCGTCCCCCAAATAGAGCGACGTGAGGATCTGCCCCGGCTTATGTGTCTCAACCAGGCGCCAGACCTCGCCCTTTTCCCCGATCTCAAGAACACGGATGAAGCTGGCCTCAGTCAGTATCCCATTCCAGAACGTGGGGAGCACGTTGTCTGGCTGCGCTACCGACAGGATCGGGTATTTCTTCCGAGTCTTGTCCCAGTTGATCTTGAGGTAGACGTCGCCCATTGCGGCCGCGATCTCCGCCGCCTCAAGCAAAAGCGCCTCAAAGCCAGACTCGTCGATGATCTCCTGCAGCCGTTTGCCAGCACTCTCGTTCTCGCACTTGATGGCGGGCTGCTCGCCAAACAGCAGGTTTGCCGACGTGGACGCAATGTCACCCGCGCACGGGACATGCACGCATGTGCGCCGCTCGTCCGAGCTCTGCTGCGCCCAGAAGTAGTTCTGCCTGGCCTGCCGGATGGTTGATTTGAGGAAGTCCCCGGTAACGTTGGGCGGAAGCGAAAACGTGGCCGAATACAGGTTGGCGAGGGTCTCAGGGTCCCCGGAATACCATGCGGAGTTAAGTGCGTAGTCCTTCGCGATGGGCCTATACCAGCCTGGGATCCAGTCTGTCACTTCTGTTTCAACTCCTCAGCCATTTTCCCCAAACCATTTGAGTTCCGTTGATGATGTAGCGCAGCGCGTCCGGCCCATGATCGTTGACCTTAAGCGGTGCGTCTTCGCCTATCTTCTGCGCCTTCGGGTCCCAAACGTAAGACACCATTTCCCCCAATGTGATCTTGCAGCGCTTGTGAAACTTGAGGCGCTCTGAGCCCAGAATGGAGCCCACGCGCCGTATGCCGTCCAGCACGCTGTTGTTAGCGGCCGCCAGGTTCTTGACACCATCCCGGAAGAGTTGCAGCCGGAATGACGCAGCCGACGGGTCAATGAACACCCAGTGCGGGCGCACGCCATGGCCTTTCAGCCACTCCCGAAACGCTGCGCTGTGTTGCGCATCTGTGCGTTGACGCCCGCTGTTGTCAGCAGGATTCCACACGCACCCATCCACGACGTATAGGCAGTTGTCTTCGCCCAGTCCCACCAGCAGAAAAACCGTCGGGTTCGCCGTCCCGTAGTCAACGCCCACCCAGTAGTCGCGCATCGGTGGCAGTTCATCCACCACGTGCTTCCCGCCGGGTGACGTGTCCAACATCCCGTAGATCGCGCCCTCAGCCGCCACCCAGAGCCCGAGAATGTAGCGCTGAAACCACATGCCCGTGTACTCGGACTTGATCGCCGAAACATAGTCCGGATCGAGGAACGGGTTGTCATCGATCACGTAGTGCCAGTAGCGCAAGCCGCCGGTCTCGTCGATGAACTTCTTCGCCCAGTGAAACGGGCCTTCCGGGTTGCATGTCAGGTCGCAGGTCGCGCCGGTTGTGCGCAGACGGGACTTGAGCATCCCGAAGAAACTCTCGGGCCAGGTGGCGAACTCATCGCCGTCGCAGTAGACCAGAGAGAGCCCCTGAATCTTCTGCTTCGCCTTCTCGTCGTTCGCGCCGTATACGTAGCACCGCCGCCCGAAAAGCTCGACAGTCCCGTTTCCGTGAAGTGGGGACACGAACGCCTCGCCCCAAATCTCACGCATCGGGTCAAGCACGTTGCGGCAGTACGACTGCTGCGTCTTTCCCACCAGCAAGCAGTTCCCAGCAGGTAGTTGGCGCATTCTAAGCGCCTTGACGTAGTAGCCGAGGTACGTCTTCCCGCTCGATGCGGCCCCGGCGTGGACGTTCCATCTCGCGTGAGTCTGCAGATCGCACCAGATGCTTTTCTGTTTGTCAGACAGAAGCGGCATCGTCGGTTATCCGTTTCATGATCACGTCGATCTTCGCAAGGTTTTCTTCCGACGTTCCGGGGTCGGGCTTCTCGCGCCACTTGTCGCGCCGCCTGTTTTTCAGCCAGAAGATGCAGGCTGCAACGTCGCCACCCAAGGCCCGCTTGTATAAGCTCTGCTCCACGCGGATGTCCGCAGCGTCCTTGCTGGTTTTTATGGCTGCACGAAACTGCGGAAACTCACGCTTCCAGGTGTTCAGCGTCGTGACGCTGATTTGGAGCTTCGCCGCGATCTCGGACTCTGTCAGTCCGTCCTTGGCATAGCCCCCGGCGAGAATCGGCGAAAGCTCCGGGTCGTACTTCGAGGGTCTTCCGCCTGCCATCTTGCTCCCGTTTAACGCTCGTCAGCGCTTCCGTTTAGGGCCCGTCGGCCGTCACTTACCCCCAAGGGTTGCTCAACAAACCGGGAGAGGGCTCGGTGTCGAGCGCCTCAGGCTCCTCGCCATTCACGGCGCGCAGGAGCTTCTGAATATCACGGACGATCACTGTGGTTTCGGGAAAAACGATGGAGCGCTCGGATTCGATCCTCCGGGCCACCTCGAGGCGATCAACCTCGATCTGGAGGAGGTAACGCAAAACTTCCCTCCCATAGTGCTCACCAAAAAGAGAGCCCCCCGGTCGCCCGGGAGGCCCAGCTTGCTTGCCACGAAGGAGTTTGTTTTCTTGATGCTCTGCGTTCTTGTCTTGTGTCCACCCGGTGCGTCCGTGCTACCGAATCAGCAGGGGCCGGGATAAGGAGCCCGGCCCCCGCGAGAAAGGAGGGTGGGAAGCTTTCTCATGTATATATTGGGTAGCGCATCGCGCTATCTGCGAATCGCGGTCGCAACCTAGGTTCACGAGGAAAAACTTTCAACTTTCTTCCCATACTTGTTGACAATGCGCCCGCTAACGGGTATAATGAATACAGTTGAGGCCGAGAGGCCAGAGAGGATGGAGAGTATGAAAACGATTGAACTGTACGAAGACAACGGAGGCGGATTGCACCTTACGGATGGGGAAACCATCTGGAGCGGATTGGAGTCCATGCGGGACAGCGGGGTCCGCGATATCTACACGCTATATGTTGGTGCCACCGATGACTGGACGCTGGACAGTTACCCGAACACAGGGACTGAGTTCGACCATCCCGAGACCAAACGGATTGCGCGGTTCGACGGAACGGAGCTGACTATCAGCCCTCGCATGGGCTTCGCCGCGCAGGAGTACCTTGGGATACGCGGGATGGCGCTATTGGGGGAGGTCTGCCAGTAGCCCCCAACCGGGGCGAGAGGATGGAAAGATGAAAACGAAGACAGCGGTCAAAACGAAGCATGTCTTGTTTCACGGAACGATCTATGAAGCGTGCGGAGATGTGTGCCCAGGGTGCTTCATGTTCGATGGTGCCTGCCGATGCTACAACTTCGGAACCGAGTCAGACGACCCGATGATCACCGCCGCGCACGTTGGCCGGGGCGAAGTTCCAAAGCCTGTTCCCCCAGAGGCTGACAGAGACGGACTGTTTAAGGATGCGATGGCGAAAGGGCGCGTGTGGGACCCGGCTTATTACGAAGCGGAGGACGAATGAACCTCCTGACAACAACGCAGGCGGCTTCGGTGGCAGGGGTGGATTCGTCCACCCTGCGCCGCTGGTGTCGTGAGGGGCGCATAGACGGCGCGGTGCAATATGGCAGGGCGTGGCTGATACCGGCAGGCGCCATGGAATGCGTCACGAAGCGCAAGCCGGGGCGAAAGTCCCGAGAGTAGCCCCCAGCCCCCGGTTTGCGCCGGGGGCTTTCCACGTACATAGAAAACGGGCCGTCCGTATAAACCCGGTCAGCCCGTTTCTCATAAGGATGTCCATTGAACACCCCCATTGTAGCACGCCCGCCCCGTCAACAGACACCACCCCGCGACGGCGAACACGGCCGCCAACAGAACCACCGCGAAGATCCCGCGGAGCTGTTCCCACCACCACTTTGTGAGCTCCCACCTGGTCATACGACATCCGGCGGGAGCAGGCGGATGTTGGGATGCTTCTCCACCGCCCGGATGATCGCGATCCTGCCCTCTATGGTCCTCGCCCCACCGTCTGCAGCACCGAATGGCCCCGCCCCGATCTCCCTTCCATGAAACCAGAGCCAATCCCACGCCAGGCGCACCTTCTCCTCACGCGAGGGGGCGAGTATGATGGCGTTCGTGATCGCCTCCGGGATGGTGGGGGGCGTGTGCAGGTCTCGGGATCCGGAGTTGGACTCACGCGGATCCGGCTGGGGGATGGGCTCCGCTGGTAGCACGTCATACCCAGCCATAGCAAGCCAGCGATTCACGTCAAGCCCGAAGCCCAGACACCACATGTGAATTGTGGACGCCTGGACCGGGAGGCCCTTCGCCATTCGGATGATTGTCGTGTGCGCCAATCCTGTTTTTCGGGCCGCTACCTTAAGCGGGATGCCCCGCGTCGATAGGACGGATCGCACTTCCCTCGAGAGATCCTCATTCACGGGTACACCTAGGGTTCCAGTCTACTCCCATCACCCTCTTCTGTATCCCCTGAAAAATACCTGAAACTTTTTGCTATCAATATGTTGCACGTGCTACCGCAGTGTGGTAAGATTCAGTAGGACGTGCTACCGAGCACGTGGAAGAGGCAGAAATGACATCAGCGGAAGTAAGGGCTTTCAGAGGACGGTACGGGCTCACGCAGCTGGCTATGGCTCGCGTTGTCGGTCTCCCGGACTCGGATCGCTACGTCATAGGGCGAATCGAAAAGGGCCGGGCGCGATTCACGGAAGAGCAGGAAAAACGCCTGATGGTCTGGGCTGACGATAACGGTTGGCGACTTCACTGCGACCAAGAACCTGTGCGTGCATGATCCGGCGCCAAGGAGGGCGATCGATGGCTTGGATTCGCATTGATGACCATTACGACGAGCACCCGAAGCACGCAGAGGCGGGGCCTCTTGGAACGATTATGTGGCTTGCAGGACTGGCATATTGCAACCGGAACCTGACCGATGGATTCATCCCGTGGGCTGTCGCCCAAAGGCTGGTCTGTTGGGAGTTCCTGGAAGCGCCAGATGATCAGGGGCGGCAGAAGCTCATCCGGATCACCAAATCATGCGGGCACATCGGGGACGACATTCGACCGGATTACGTCATCGATCTACTCCTTATGGCCGGGCTCTGGGAGGACACCGAGGGCGGGTACCTGGTGCACGACTATGACCAATACCAGCCAACCAGGGAGCAGGTAGAGAGTATGAGGAACGCACGCGTCGCCGGCGGGATAGCCCGAGCCAACATGGGCAACGCGAGACGTAACGGGCGATTCGCACCAGCAGGAACACCAGCAGAACAACCAGCTAGTAACCAGCAGGTAGCTGGTAAGTCGCAAGACATAGCAATTCACCAGCAGAACAACCAGCTGGAGCACCAGCAGGAAACCAGCTCCAATCCCAAACCCAATCCCGGAGGTACAGTACCCTCCGTATCTAAAGATACTACGGGTACTGGCGCCGGAGCGCCGTCCACACCTGTGGATAACTCCGGGAAGAACGGGGACGGTCCGACGTACGCGACCTGCCTGGCGGACTACATCGACAGGCGGCGGAAGGCGTACCCGGACGCGCCTCGTCTGACCACAACGGAGCGATCCGCGTGGGGCGGAATGCTGGAGCAGGCTTTCCAGAACTGCGGCGGTCCGGCGGACTGCCTGACTGCCATTGCCGCATTCTTCAAGACACCTGACAGCTACACCATCCAGCACCAGGCGGACATGCGTTCGTTTCAGGGTTGGGTGAAGGGGCAGAGGGTGAAGGGTAACCGGGTAGCCGGGTTCGTGGACATGTCCCGGTTGATCAACAGATGAGGGCGCACACGCCCGGAAAGGATGAGCGAATGGACGACGTGGATACCAAGGGCTACGAAGAGCCGGACATGAGGCAGACGCATCACCTGGTGATTCGGAAAATCGAGGTGACCCTTCCGATGATTCACCGCTACCAGGCGGACGTCCGGCTTGATGTGAGCATGCGCATGAGCGAGGAAGACGCCAAGGAGCTGCTTTCGTGGGTAGGGGCCAAGAACCTGTGGCTGATCGCGAAGCTGGAGTGCCTACCTATCTGCGGATTTGATGAACCGGCGAAAGAGCCGGACTTGGAACTCACAACGGTTCCTCCAGAGGGTGAGACAGATTTAGGGCCATCCGAGGCGCGGTAGCCAATCCGCAAACGACCGCGGGGCCCCGGGCATTAGTTGTGTGCTACAGCAAGCCCGGGACCCCGCAGAAAGACACTTAGTGATGTCAACGCAAATGTTACCACCAACGCGGGGGAAAAGGCAACAGAAGCCGCATCCGCCTGTTGTTGACCGGCATGGGATTCGCCACCTGTATCAGGTGGGCGACATCGTCTGGACCAGGAGGTTGGACTGGCACAGAATCTGGAGTGCTGCTCACGGTTGGAAGATCGAGGGCCAAGCGAACCCGCTCCAGATCGCGAAGGCGCGGGAGCCACACCAGTGCCACCACTGCGCGAACGGGATCTTTGCTGGACAACTGTATGCGGTGGCGAGCGGTCTGCGGTGGGCGATGCGCCTCTGCCTGAACTGCGTCCAGGACTTCGAGCCTGAGCGCCAGACGAGGGAATCGTTGGAAGACATTCCCGAGGAGCCGGACATGTATGCCGGGATGCGCTGCCCGAAGTGCAAGGTTGTGCTCTGGTATTGCAGGTGTGGACGCAACGGAGGTGCGCTGTGAGCGATCTCGTGAAACACGATGACAACCCGATGGCTCTGATCGACTCGTTCGGGATACTCGGACGGCCGGCCATCCAAGAGGTCTCCATGGAAGCGCTGGCGACTATCAGCGCGGGGTTCAAGGGTAAGGACGGATTCCCTTCGATTGGACGTGGTGACGAGGACGGGGCGATCTTCCTGTCGGACCCCCACGGCAATGCTCCTGGACTGCTGCAGGCGCTTGCTGCAAAGCACTCAAAGAGGCTGACCATCGCGTTCCCGTCGGACGATCCGCGGGCGTTCATCAAGCAGTACTACGCGGAGTACTCCAAGACAAAGCTCCTCGCGTTCGGTGACGAGCGCGAAGTGACTGAGATTGTGGACAGCGGTGAGAAGGACCTCAAGGGCAACCCGATCTTCAAACACAACCCGTACCAGGTAGGGAGTCCGCACTATGACAGGATCGTCGCCCGGTGCACGCTGCAGGTGTCGGTATACTTCAACCTGGCGTACTGGGATGGTCGCGAGCCGCGGGTGATTATGCCGGATGGATTGGGTGTCTACCGCCTCCGGTTCACCTCGAAGAATTCCCTGCGCTCCCTGATCTCCACGCTGAAGTACGTGGGTGGACTGACGAAGGGACGCCTAGCGGGGATCCCGTTCGATATCTACCTTGAGAAGCGTGAGGTCGCGGCGCCGGATGGTTCGCGCAGGAAGGTTCCTGTGTGGCGGTTCGTGATGACCCCTCCCGAGCAGATCGCCCTGACTTCGCAGAACTTCCGCGTGATCATGGGGCAGGCGCTGGAACAGGGTCACCAGTTGATGCTCCCGGAGAACCTTGACGAGACGTGGGAGCGGCTGGACCACGACGGGCCGGACATCGACATGGACGCGGTTGAGGTGTTGAACGGCGGCGGACGGTGCGAGAAGGATTACTACAACCGCGCTTGGCACGCTCTTGCCCAGGGCACTCCGTTCGAGAATGACGAGACACGGCATCAGACGGTTCACAACTTCACCGACGGCGCTTACAACTCGCTCGCTCTGTTCCTGGCGAAGGCGACAGACGAAGCGGCCGCCGGCCTGATTGCTCACCTCGCGGCCCTGATTCGGGATTGGAGGGGGCTGGAGCCCGAGCCGCCCGAGGAGGAACCGGTCACACCGACTGTTGAGCCGGAGGAAGAACCCGCCGCGCATGGCGTATCGCAGGAGGTTGAGGGTTTGGTGGCTGAGACCTTGGCCCTTCTGCCGTCCGCATTCACGAGCGACGCTGCAGTCAAGAGCTACATCGTCACCAACTACCTGAAGCCCGCGAACCGGCCCGTTGAGGACTATCGGAAGCCCGTTGACGAACTGTTGGTCACATTCCCCCTAGATGACCTGCGCGAACTGATTGGGTGTTGCAATGCGCGGATTGGGAAGAAGCGTGGGCCTGTTGCCCCCGAACCTGACCCGCCCGCTACGGCAGAACCCGCGCCGTTCCAGGACCCCGACCAGGACGATACCGCAGACCCGTTCGACGGCGCGTACCTTGACGGGCCAATCCCCCAAGATCGCGCGGCACAGGAAGATTGGGCGGGCAAGTTACTCCTCGCCATTGGCAGGGGTTCGGGTCCAGAGCGCGCGTCATGGTTCAGCGAAAGGAAACTGCCGCTACCGCCCAACATCGAGAAGCTCAAGGACGCGGACCTTCTGAGGCTTATCAACTCCGCACGGCACGAACTGCGCGAGCGGGAGAAAGGACAGGCCGCATGACTACCCCTAAGTTTGTGAGGCTGACCAATAAGATCAGCAACCAAGCGATCTGGATTAACGCAAACAACGTCACGTTTGTGACCTCGTACGATGAAGGCACTACGGTCGGCTACACCGGGTCGCACTACGCAAGCACCGTCGCCGAGTCCGTGGGCGAGGTGATGGAGAAGATCAACGGGGGGGGAGAAGTCATGACTACCACCACAGACAAACGCCCTATTTTCGAGAGGCACCACGATGCGGACTACCCGTCGCACGTAACCGTTTACGATGATGGGTCGCTGAAAGTGGACGGGTTCTGGGACCACGGGAACCTTGAGACCATGTTGGCCGCGGAGGTCGCGCGGCTGCACGAGATGTTGCACGGGGAGCAGGTGGAGAAGTGAAACACACATTCGATTGGACAGAGGCGTGCCGGGCCTGCAAGGCAACCGGGATTTACATCGGGTTCGCGGAGAAGAACGGGGCCGGGGTGGTCTGTAGCGACTGCAAAGGCACCGGAGAACTCATGCATCACGTGGAATGGGAGGACTTCGAGGGAAAGCGCCGTTGCGAAGGGGTGCAGAAGGTCTATCCTTACAACCCCGGTGTCTGTCTGAGGCCGGATACGGGGAAAGGCGGGATGGACTACGACGAATGGTTTGCCGGTATGCCATTCCCGCGCGGCTCAGAGCCAAGGTCGCAGAGCTGCCCCGCCTGGTATTACCAGGGGGCCGACTACATGAAGAAACCCGTGTGGAAGGAATGCGGATACGGCTCGTTCCTGGCGTGCCAGCACTTCGGCACCAAAGAGCAGTGTTGGGCGCGTTGGGACCGCGAGAACCCGGAGGAGGTGTCCAAGTGAAGCCCTGGAATCCCTTCCGCTCAAGCTACGCCCGAACCGAGTTGCTGTGCGAACTCATGGGCATTGATGGTGACGCCCCCACCACGGCGTGGGGCTGGCTGACCCAACTGGGCCGTTGCGTTGCCGTGACGGCGCTCTGTGTGGGGGTCGCGCTCACCCTCTGCGTGATTGTCTGCGGGGGAGGAGCGCGGTGAGTTGCAGAATCTTCTACATGAACGGCGATGGGGAGCAGTACCACAGGGCGGACCTGGATGCTGATACCTTTTCCGAAGCGAGGAAGACCGTTATGCTGGAGCACGGGTTAGAGCCTCTATGGGCGTGGGAGAGGCGACGGTATTGGTACCGCGTGGCTGGGGTTATGCCGTCTGGCCCATTCTGCCGCATTGTTTGCGCCCGGGGTCACTGGGAAGCAAAAACGATGGTTCTGGACAGTCACCCGGTGTTTATGTGTGGGCTACGTGTCCTGTGCCAGCGTTGGCAGGTGACGGCTCACAGAATCGGCGGTGGGCGATGAGACGCATCAACGACGCCGAAGAACTGCTGGCGATACACCTCAAGGAACGCGGGTTCCTCGCTAATCGGGAGTTTCACTTTGCGCCCAAGCGCAAGTGGCGGGTGGACTTTTTCCTTCCCACCGTGTGGATGGCTGTAGAAATAGAGGGCGGCGCGCACATAAACGGGCGCCACAACCGGGCGGCGGGTTTCGTGGGCGACATGGAGAAGTACAACGCTCTGACAAAACAGGGCATTGCACTCCTGCGCTACACACCGGAGCAAGTCCTGGACGGATCTGCCGTTGCCGACATCGTGGACGCTATCAAAACGCTGAGGGGAGAGACGCCATGACCACTTGGACACTCGGCCAGAAGGTGAAGTCGGAGGTTTGGCTGGAGCGCAAGTTTGAGCGCTACACCGCCCATGACGACTACGACAATGAAGAGACTGTCGGGGAGTGCGTCTGGGAGCGAACCCCGGCCCATGTCGCCGGAATCCTGATTGGAATACGGTCGCTGCAGAACGGGGCGTGGGACGAAAACGGAGCGTGGACAGCATCCGGGCGTGTCCGGGCGGCGCTCATTGTGACCGGCCTGTATCGCAAGCCCGTCCGCGTTCCGCTGGATGCGCTGGAGGAAGTCTGTCTGGAGCAGGAGGCAACGAATGGCTAAACCAACACCGGGACCGTACGAACTTGTTCCAAACGGCGGATGCACGGAGCCGGATGAGAACTATTGGGGAATCAGCGCAAGGACGAGCGGGAGCGGGTTCTTCATTTCAGGGTTCATGTCAGAGGATGACGCCCGCCTTCTCGCGGCGAGCTGGGAACTGCTGGAGGAATGCAAGGCACTCTCCGGTGCGATAGCCAGGGCCGCAGATTTTGCTGAGGGCACCCGCGTGGGGGACGCGCTTGGACAGGCCGAGGCCGCCATCGCCAAGGCGGAAGGAGCGGAGGGATGAAAGACGGACTGCATAGCAAGGACATCAGGAAATGCTTCGGCTGTGGTGAGGGGCTAGCTCCCTCCGGACCCATCTGCTACCGCGTCAGGCTCCAGCAATTCGGTCTCGACCACGCCGCCATACAACGGACGGCAGGGCTGGAGATGATGATGCAGGGGCACGTAGCGCTGGCTGCTGCTATGGGGCCGGATGAACAACTGGCCGTGCCGTTGTCGGACGAAAAGACGGGTCTGCTATGCGGGAAATGTAGTAACTCCCCCAGCTACATGATGCTACTGGGCCTCTTGGAAGAGCCGGAGGAGGGCGCGGAGGGATGATTACCCGCAGATTCTTCGACGTGACGTGGACTATCGATGGCGTTACTCATACAGCCCGCAGATGGGCAGCATCAGGCGTCGAAGCGATGAAGATAGTATGGGAAGACACGCGAGTAAGCACCAGCTACTGGACCTTTTCAGGGTGGCGCAAGGGCGCGGATGTCTCTGCCCACTTGGTCAAGGAGGGAGCGGAGGGATGAGCACAAACAGCAAGATAGAGTGGACAGATAGCACTTGGAATCCCGTCCGTGGATGCGCGCGGGCGTCGGCCGGGTGTGAAAATTGCTACGCCGAACGGATGGCCTCGCGATTCTGGCCGGAGTTGGCTACCCGCACACCAGACGGCCCGCGATGGACGGGCGAATCCGAGTTCCGAGAGTCCGAGCTGTATAAGCCACTCCACTGGCGCAAGCCCAGGAGAGTATTCGTCTGCTCGATGGGCGATCTGTTCCACCCAGACGTGCCCGATGCGTTCGTGGACCGCGTGTTCACGGTGATGGCAGCGTGTCCACAACATACGTTCCAAGTGTTGAGTAAAAGGGCCGAACGAATGAACGATTATATGCTTAACGCGTTGCCGCGTGTGGCCGCGTTAGTGTATAATGAAAGGTATGAACAAAGAAGAAACCATCCTGTCGATAGTCGAGGCAGGAGAGATGGAAATCGACACAGAGGGAAGAATCTGGCGTGTGGCGAAGCGAGGTGGGAACCCACAGAGGGGGAGTTTTGCGACGCGCCCGTGTCCAAGGGTACGAGCAGAATATGCGACGAGAGGCGGCTATCTGCTGGTAGCGACGACCATCCGGGGTGTTCGCACAGTGACCGGAGCACATCGGATAGTTTGGACCTACTTCAATGCGCCGATCCCCAACGGACTGAGCATCAACCACAAGAACGGGGTCAAGGACGACAACAGCCCGGAGAATCTGGAACTGGCAACCTATTCCCAACAGAGGATACACGCTATCGAGGTCTTGAAGAGGAACAAATGGCATCCGATAGGTTCGCTTCATCCGAAAACCCACATCACCGAATCGGATGTTCTGGAGATTCGGAGGCTGAGAGCGGAGGGGCAGATGATCCGCGTCATAGCAGCAACGTACGGCATGCAGAAGAAGGCAATCTCGGCAATCTGCAACCGCAGGACATGGAAGCATGTATAACTTGGCCCCTCCCCAACGTCTGGTTGGGTGTCTCCATCGAGAACCAAGAGGCGGCGGACGAACGCATCCCGATGTTGCTCCAGACCCCCGCCGCCGTCCGGTTCCTGTCTTGTGAACCGCTGTTGGGGCCGGTGGACCTTGGCCTGAGCGTGGCTACCTGCGCATGTTGCGAGCGCTGGCCGAGCCGCTGGGTCCGGCTCCATGGGCGCGTGAGGGCGGATATTTCCGATCTCGTAGATTCCCCCAGATCCATGGTGGCACTACCCGGCATCTACCGTGCAGAGTCAAACGCGCATGGGGCGCTGAGTATCGCAACGCCGGGGTGCAGTATTGGGATCAAGCCGTGGGAGTTCGATTCCCTGGGGAGAATAGACTGGGTGATTGCAGGCGGCGAGACCGGTCCGCACAAGCGTCCGATGGACATTAGTTGGGCACGTTCATTGTTCTACCAGTGCCTGGTAGCGGGCGTGCCGTTCTTCTTCAAGCAGGACGGATTGGGCGGGCATACTTTGGACGGGTGCGAGTATCACGAATACCCGGCCTCGCTTGAGGAGAAGGGGCCATGACTAGCAATCAGTGGGATGTCGTGTGGACGGTAGGGCTCGCTGTGTTGTGGTTTGTGACGGGCGTACTTGCAGGGAGGTTGACCAAATGAAAACCTACGTGGTTGTGTGGTGGGACTTCCTCAGGCAGCGGTGGTGCCTAGAAGTCGTGTATGCCCCCACCGCGTCAAAGGCTCGGCACGAGGTCTGGCGGGAGTATGCCAGCGGTATGCGCATAGCTGAAAAGACGTGGATGAACCTGCGGAACTGCCAAGCGTTCCTCGTGTCGCAGAAGGAAGAACCTGTGGAGGTGGTCCGATGACCCGCGTCGTCTGCTCCGAGTGCGGCAAGCAGTTCCCGGTTCCCGAATGCGGCTGGTTGGCGGAGGTCGTCTGTTGGACGTGCAAGGCGTGTATGGCCCGCGCCGCCGCGAAGATGCCGAAGCTGCCCCCGTCGTCCTGGAAACAGAAGTCCGTTGCGTTCGGGCCAGAGACCGCCGCAAGACGTGACGCCCGAATCGCGGAGGAGTTCAGACGCGCGCTGATGGCTGGACTGCCGGAGGTGAGGAGGTAGCGATGGTATTGAAACTGACCATGACAGATGTTCTGTGGATGGGGTTCGTGTGCTTCATGTTAGGCTTTGTGTTCGGGACATTCCTGTCAGACATGTTCCAGAGGAGGGTGCCGTAGCCGTGAGACACACAGGAAACGACTATAGGACTGCCCAAGTGCTCGGGATGAAAACAACAGAATACATGGACCGAAAGGCGCGGGGCATGGGTTACTGCTGGTCATGCCACCAGTGGAAAAGTATGGATGACTTCGGGCGCGATAAACTCTGCCACAAGCGGAGGGTCTGTATGACCTGTAACCCGGATACGCGCAGGTCTACAGTGGCACAGGCCGAACGGACTGCAGCGAGATGGGTCGCACCCCCGGAGGCAAAGAAGGCCGCCGCGCTGTTTCTTGATCTGATGGGCGTGCCACAGCGCGACCTAGACAGATTGGTGAAAGGGAAGAAGGGATAGGACGATGGACGGAGTTGATTTCGCAGTTGTGAAAGTATGGGGAAAAGGCGAGCGCCTACGTGCCTACGCCCCCGAAGGTCCGGCTATAGAAATCCAGAAGCGAATGCTAAGTGGTCTGGACACATTCGCGCTGCACAGGGTGGTCATGACAGAAAAAGGGTCCGCGGAAGCGTTTGTCTTAACTTCCGCGAACCCAGGGTTCGCATTAAGCGAAGGCGTGGGAGCGGAAAACCTCTCTAATGCGAACCACACGCTGAGGCTATTGGTTCGCATCGGGAGGGCGGCATGATCTACCAGGGTAACTGCTTGGACATACTGCCTACGCTCCCGAAGGAATCAATCCAGGCCTGCGTCACCAGCCCGCCGTATGACGATCTGAGGGCATACAACCCGCTACCGTGGGATGACTTCACTAAGGTTGCGTGGGAACTCTACCAGGTGCTGTGCCCGGGCGGCGTGCTCTGCTGGAATGTGGGCGATTCGGTTGTGGACGGGAGCGAAACCCTCACCTCCGCAAAGCAGGCGATCTTTTTCCACGACTGCTGCGGCTTCCGCGTCCACGACACAATGATCTGGCACAAGCGGAACTTCTCCAACCCGGAAACAGCCAGATATCATCAGGTTTTCGAGTACGTGTTTGTCCTGTCCAAGGGCAAGCCGCGATGCTTCAACCCAATCAAGGATAAGCCGAACTCCACCAGCGGCCGCAGGGGAGCACTTGGCAAGAACACCACCTACCAGAGACGCGACGGGGAGCGGTCTACGCGAGCAACCTACATCACAACGGAGTACGGCATGCGTGGAAACGTCTGGCAGGGGTTGACTGCTGGGCAGGAGGACGTCTGTTCGGTCCTTCCGCATCCTGCAATGATGCCGACGTGGCTTGCTCGCGATCTTGTGTTCTCATGGTCCAACCCCGGCGACACGGTTCTGGATCCGTTCTGCGGGTCCGGAACCACTGGCATGGTCGCGCACCAACTGGGCCGCGAGTTTGTCGGGATAGAACTCAACCCGGAGTACTGCGAGATGGCTGAGAAACGCATCGCCCCCGCCCGGGCGCAGGGGTTGTTGGCTGAGACGATCTAACACGGAGGCACTTGCATGGATTGGCCCACGTTCTGCACTGGATGGATATTCGGTTGGGTCTTTTACGGCATAGTCCAGAAGATTGTGCTGCTGATCAAAGAACCTAAGGACTAACCGTCAATGGAGGTTTGCATGGACGCACAGGAAGTCGAACGGCTCGCCCGAATCGTGGAGGGCAAGACGCGGCGGAAATACTGGTACTACTCCCCGGATATGATAGACGCCCTTGTGTCTGAGGCGTACGATCTACTCCTGCAGTCTGTGCGCCTGCATCCCGAACGAACAGCGAAGCAACACGAGAATGCGTCGACTCGAAGCCCGGCGAAGAAATACCACTGTGGTATGGGCCGGGAGATGTTTCAGACCACCAGAGAGGCGGCGGCAAGGAAACCGGGAAGGCGGGAGGCGCTTCCCACTGGTGAACGGTTCTGAGCATTGTAGCGGTTCGGATAGAGACTGAGGTAGGCACTGAGCGGTCTGCGGCCTCGCTGGTGTCGGCGCTGGAGGCGATAGCCTACAATGCTCACCGGACGGCGATGGGTATGGTGTCGAACTGGCCTGAAGGTAGCGGCGGGCGCTGGCCTGATTCACCGGGGTATGAGTTGTGGCTGTCTGTGATCTGCCCTCACGAGACAGAGACGGCGGAGGAAGAGCTTGATTACCTGCTGGCGGAGTAACGAAAGGATGGAGAGGATATGAGGAAATACAACGGGGGAATGGCCCGCGTGTTGCGGGGTGTAGTGGATCGTGTTGCGGAACACGGGGAGTTCTTCTGTCGCCACTTGGGATATGTTCACCAGCGCATTGCGTCGCTTGAGGCGAAGGTCAAGGCGCTGGAGAACCGTTGGGCGGGGCAGAACCCGCGCACTATGACCCCCGAGGAATACGCAGTCTATCAACGATGGGCTGCTACCAACATTGCCAACGTATGCCAGAAGGCGGACGAACCCACGCCTGCCCCGAAGCAGGAGAAGGAACAGGCGCCTTGGCGGATCGCTATATCCGACGAACCGGAGCCATGCCCTACCTGCGGCCAGGCGGTTTACAGGATCACCTTCAAGGACACGCCCGCGCCGGATGATTTGGGAAAGGATGAGGGGGGATGAACCGTAAAGCCGAGATCGAGATGTTGGAGCATATCAAGGACCTGTACGAGCGAGTCGAGGGGCTGTGCCCGCGCGTGGCCGATGCCGAGAGGAAAATCGAGGCCCTTGAGGCGAAGGTCAGGCAACTTACGGCGGCGTTCGTGAATGACCATCCCCGCGCGGTCGACGCAGAATACATCTGCGACTTTTGCCAGCAGACTAGGACGGGAGAATGCTGGCGTGTTTGGGACAATGACAACCAAGTCCAGATATGCCCGGACTGCTACGCCAAAATCCCGACGGACGACAAGCCCACGCCGAAGCGGTTCACATTCAGGTTGTCCGATGCGGCGGAGGAGTATGCCAAGATGGCAGGTGGCGACACGCGCGAGGTTCTGATGGCGGCTGCGCGGAACTGGTATGACGCGGAACACTACATCCTCAAACAGAGTGCACGCCAGAGCGGCAAGACGGCGGCCTATGCCCAGTGGCGCAGAGACCTTGCGGGCGGATTGCGTATCACCTCAAGCCCGGAGCCGGTTCCATGTCCCAAATGCGGACAGCCGGTCGTAGAGGTCACGTCCACTGTCGGGAAGGGGAAGGAGCCTGCTCCCGCGCCGAAGGCAGAACCCGACTGGAAAAACGCTCAGTATACCACGGTGGACAACAACAAGAGCTTCAGTTGTGCCGTTTGCGGCGAAGAGCACTGGGGCAGTTGTTGGATGATCGCGGGGAGCCCCGACGAGATTTGCCATGACTGTTATGCCAAGCTGAAGACGCCCACCCCGGACGAGAAGCCCACGCCGAAGAGGGCAAAACCAACCGATGAACAGGCGTTTTGTCGAGACCCGTGGCACGCTACCCCCCCGTTTTCCGAACCGAGAGCATGCCCCTCATGCGGTTGGGCACCTGACCCCGCGCCGAAGCCGAGCGAGGTGTGGATGTGGCGTGACCTGCAAGGAGACGTTTGGCCCGCACAGGTTATCGGCGCGAGCGACACGACTGCGTCGATTCAGGTCTGGGATTCGGGGCAGTTGGAGCGTTACAGTGTTGCGCGCGCCTCTCTTCTCCGCCCGGCGACCGAGGCCGAGGCGCGGGCTTTCTGGGGGAGGTGAGGGATGGGCATTGGCTACATTCTCACAGCGAAGTGCGGGCATAGGGTTGTGCGTTGGTGCCCCTGGACTACAGAGGCCGAATGGAACGAGTTCTGCGAGCGCATAGCCACCTCCCCCTGCGACGCTTGCATTGAGAAGGCCGTAAGGGCCAAACTGAAGCAAGAACGGGAGGAGAGGCGGGCAAAGAGAGAGGCGAGGGATGGAAAACCTAGAGTTTGAGATCAGGGTGTTTCACCAAGCACTCTTCAACATGACGAGAGAATACATCAGGGCCAAGGAAGGGGACGAGTGCGACCCAAAACGCGCCCTCTTCATCATGGATCAGGTGCTTAATACTGTTCGGGAAATGACAAGGCGGAGCGATGCCATCCAGCGCCTAGAGGAAGTCCTTACCCCGCGCGACGAGGAATGCGCCTTGCCGCCAGACGTTCGGACGAAGCTGGCGCAAGTGGCAGGAGAGCAGTTGGATGCTGTGATGCGCAAGGTGAAGGGCGGGCCGCCGCTCTGCGCTCCTGTTTCAAAGAGCGAGGAGTGATGGGCGACACCCTTGAGAGGGGCGGACCCCCGGAGAGAAGGAGGAGAACCGGGGGTCCGTGCGCGCGTCGGTGGGAAGAATGTCCTTCAGAATGCCCCTTCGAAGGAACCTGAGACGGAGTCTATGGCGTTTTCCATGTCCCTTCGAAGGAACTCCCAATCACCCGCAATCGCGTCGGCGTCTGAGACCTCAAGGAAGTCGGGCGGGTCGCTTGTGCCAAATAGGTCCAGGACAGAGCCCGCGCCAATGAGGAAGGAGGTGAGGGCGGTCATAAAGGCTTGATCTCGCTTGGGTCTGTCAGCACGAACACGTCTTTGCACTGCAGGAGCACCTTTGTATTCCACGGGCGGCGTCCGACACCATGCCCGCCCCACGACTCTAGCGTGCTTCCCATGTAGATCAACCAGACGTGCCCGCTGCGCCCCTGTCGCTGGCGTATGAACCCAATGCGCACCCTGCCGTCCATACGCCCCGCCCCGTCGCGGTCGTACGTCGAGTGCTTGAAGCCCTGACTCTCACACCATTCCCGCTGGCCCCATGAACCTTCCGGGATGGTGATACCTGCCGCGCGTCTGAGGAGGACTCTCACCCATCCACTGCAGTCAATGGACGTGCCGGCGTGAGGAACTTGCGCAATGTCCGCGGCCTTGGCTCCGAACCTGTAGTGGACTCCCGCGTGCAGGGCGGTCGCTGTGTCTTCAAGCAATTTGTGCCTGCTGATCTCGATTGTCTTCATTGAGTGCGAACCCTCCCCGTTTTCATCAGCCGTTCCACGCGCAAGCGGAACAGCGGTCTACCCTGCCAACGTCGCCAACCCCCTCGCGCGAGTCTGCGCCGTCTCAGTCGCCATCGTTCCAGGTCAAGCATTCATGATCTCCCCGGCGACCTTAAACGTGTCGGCGTTTGTTAACAAGAGTTCTGGCGAGCAGTGAATCACCTGCGCGGCGATACCGTTGGCCTTGAGGACGCGGAAGCGGGCCAGCATTTCATCCTGCCAGGGAAGGTCTGACCATGCGTCCTTGGCAGGGTCGGCTTTCCATTCCTTCTCACGGGCCAGCCAGCCGTCAACGTCGAACTCGTTCACCATCGGAACACCGGGCATCGCCGCCCGGGCGAGATCAATGGACGGTTGCAGGTATTTCCGCTTATCCCACCAGGCGTCGCCCCAGACGTTGAGGTTTTCGCGCCAGTTGGGTTTGAGTTCGAGCCTGTCGCCTTCCCTGTGCCACGGACAGGACCGTTGCCCACCAATCGGGATACCAGTTCCCAAGACTGAGATAGCCGCCCCGATGGTAGACCTCACTTTGTCCCGGTGCGCCGTCTCCTGCCCGATGGTCAGGCCCTTGTATCGCGGCATCTCCTCCGACGTGCTTTCGAGCGACCCGGACCACGAGACCGCGCAGTGAGTAGCTAACCCATACAGGCCAGACGACTTCACCACGCCGCAGAAGTCGCGCATGATAGCCTGCGCTTCGGGCGCGTGGATATTCAGCCCGCCGTCGGCAAGGCGAACGATCTTCGGCATCCAATCGGAGTACTTGGTGTCGCACCAGATGCGCAGGAGCAGGTCCATACCCGCGTCGCGCACCTGCTGTGCTGGGGCCAATACCTCCTGCATATTCTCCCATTGGTGGGGACGGACTATGAGGGAAACCGAGTCGAAGCCGAGTATCTTGAGTCGTTCAAGGAACTTCGGTACGTCCAGCGCGGCTATCGGCTCCAAATCCCATGGGAGGATGCAGGCGATATAGCGCAATTACTTGATCTCGCCTTCGATGCGTAAAATCTCTGCGAAAGACTTTCCACCGGTAACATGTTCGCCTATGTAGTTGCAGGCGTCTTGCAGTGCATCACGCACCATTGCGAGTTCCTTTTCCATTTGTCGTTTGAGTTCATCCACTTGACTCTGCAAGCAGTCGTTCTCGTGCCCGACGTGCAGCATCTCCTCTTTGGCTTCGGCGAGTTGTATCGTCAGGTCACCTATCGCCGCTTGATAGTCTCCGTCGCCGCCTCTGCCGTTGTTAAGCCTGTCCTGCCGCAACTTGCGGTTGGCCTCGATGTAATCGGCATGCTCTAAGTCTCTTCGCAACTTCTCGGCTGTCGGGAACAACTCGTCGAGGGCACCCATCACTTCGCCCCCAGCGCATTCAGCGCATCGTCGATCTGGCTGCGAAGACGCTTTAACTCCTCAACGGCTCGTGTCTGCGCGGCGGCAGATACCGACTCCTTGAGGCTCTGCGCGGACACCGCCCCAACCGCGAGGTCGAAGGCGAGTTGTTTACCCCAGGTCTCCGGCTTGCCAGTGTATCCGGTCGCCTTGCCGATCTCTTTCAGCACAGCGTCAATTGGCTTGCCCTTGATTCCGAACGCCCTTCCGATACTCTGAAAGAATCCCATGTCTCACCTCTTTCTGACCATATTGCTGGCCTCAGCAAATTGGTCGCCGTTTAGGTTTCGTCTGTGCGGAGTGTATGTTCAATCGAGACCTTGGCCCTGTGCGCAAGCCCGATGGCAAGCGTCGGCCCGGACCTCCAGTTGGTTCTGGTGTAAGTCACCTCGCCAAACCGGTCGTCGATCTCATACACCAGAAGAGTCGCGATACCGACGCTCTGGAGGAAGTCCAGCACTTCGTTCGTGGCGGCCTCCGCCGCCGCAATGAGTTCCTCCGGGTTTTTCGCCGCAAGTATCTTCTCCCGCATATCAGCCGTGATCATCGCCGCCTCCTCACCGTCCCTGCCAGCATCCCGAGAAAGGCCCCTAGCGTGCCCAACGCTGAAGGTTCCGGCACTATCTGGGGAACTAGCCCACACTCGGTATCTAGGCTCCAAATCTCCCCGAATCCCACCAGTCGGAAACCCACCGTCCGCTGTTGCGGGGGGAGACTTTGCACGAGTGCATTTACGTCGAGGATATATGGACCGTAGGGTATGAGCGGGAAGTAGCCGAATACGGGGATGTCGAAGTCGCCTATATCCACCGTCGCGCCCACATCACCCCCGACCATTGCAATCCCGAACGTGGATACCCCTGCAAGGCTCTCCACCTGTAGGTAGTACGGCGGGGCAGGGGGGAGGTCCAGAACCATCATTGAGTGGGCTTCGCCGGGTTTGTTGTACAGGGTGGTTTCCGTGGTGGTTTTCGACCCATCAGACAGCCACAGCGTGCCATCTTCCGACGCCCGGGCCTCACGCCCAAACAGTATGCAGATGATGATCGCCGCAATCAGAAGCACGATCACCCATTCCAGGTATGAGCGCTTTGGGTGTTCGTGTTCGTACCGGTCCTGCGGCGGTGCACCAAAGACGGAGTCGGGCGGGTAGTAGTCCCGCGATTGGCGGGTCACTTTGTGGCCCCCTTCACCCCCTCGTAGATCCCCACCGCGACCGACGCGGATATGAGAGAGTAGGCAGCCACGCGCACGAAGTCCAGGGCGCTGTGCAAGGTCCCTGCGTCGATGTTCCACGCAACAGACAAAGCCAGCGCAATCAGGATGGCCGCCAGAATCGTGCCGTGTCCCGTTGTATTGAGCAGTCGCTTGATCGCGCCTGTCAGCACGGTCGTAACGCCGGACAGCCCGGCGAGTGTTCCAATCTGAGCAAGATCGAGGTTCAAGTTTTCCATTGATTTCTCCAACAGGTGCGATCACAAAACAATCGTGATCTCCTGCGTGCCAGTTCAGCGTGCCTCTGGATGGTCTTCCCGCACGTTGCGCATTGGCATTCGACCCACTTGGATGGGACCCGCCCCGTGTGGTTGGGCCCGTGGGGTTGATGCAAGGTGGCGTGTGTGGCGCGAGATAAAACCTCCAGATTGTCAAGTCTATTGTCATCTCGGATTCCATTGATGTGGTGAACACATTCTCCGGGCCTAAGTGGACGGCCTAATGCTATCTCCATAATGTGCCGGTGCTCCATCTTCCTGTGTCCGTCCACAGTGATTAGGATGTAGCCGTCGGCTATAGCTCGCCCTCCCTTCCAGTTCGGGTTCAGCCCCCCGTGGCCATGTCCCCTATGCGGGTCCGCGCAGGACCGGGAGCAGTATTTCCCGCGCCCGTAGGCGATACGCGCCTTCCTGGTGGCAAACTCTTTCCCGCAGTTTTGGCAAGTTCTTTTCGCAGGCCCACCACTCCACATGCTATGGGCTTCTCCAGCGCGGCCGTAATGTGGTCTCGCGCATTCCGTAGAGCAGTATTTGCCCCGTCCATCTCGGATTCGACTGGGAGTTGTAGAGAACTCCTTCCCGCACTCCCGACAGTTGACTTTCATGTTTGTGCCTCTCTTTCTACAAGATACACAAACAGTATACACTAGTCGGAACCTTTGCGGGAACTATCAATGTTTTCCATTTTGGTTTCCTCACTGTCGAGGGATGAACATGTGTGCCCAGACTGCCGCCGCCCCGAGCAGAATGGCGGCCTGCATCAGATTGAAGAACAACCCGCGCCATCGGTCTCCCCACGGCGTGGCGGATGACAGACGCTGCACCTTCTCCGCCTGACACAATCCGAACTGAGTGCGAACCTCGAGTATCTCTTTGTGTATTTCCGAGCGGTCCTTGAGACTGTCTTCGCGGAACTTCCCCTCAGCCTTCGCGGCTTCATCCATCCTGCGAATCAGGTTGTCTATTCGCTCCACCAACGTCCCGAGAGTGGAGTTTTCGGTTTGCGTCATGTCATCCCCAGTGCCCCGGCGGGGCGGTCAACAAAAAAGCCCCCGTTTCCGGGAGCTCTCAAACGCCTATGTCAACGGTGTGCCCGCTACGTGTCTATCACCACCAGCCGCTTGCTCACCCCCTGCAGCACCGACACACTCGGAGGCCCCTCAAACGCCCCCGCCGCGGGCGTCAGGTGATACGTGCTCCCAAGTGCGAAATTCTCATTATCCGGAAGTTCGTATACCCCGTTACTCAGCAGCGTCGCCGTGTCCGAGTTCTCCGTCACCTCCACCGCCAGGCTCGCCGCCGCGTTGTTCGTGTCAAGTGTGATCCCGTGGACGCCCCCGCCAATCAATCGGCGCGAGGTGAATGTCCAGGTTGGCCCCACCCCCACCTGCACCCTGTCAACGCAGTAGTCCGCAAACAGCTTGTGGTGCCCCGCCCCGCTCGTGCTGGCCGCGCACGGGCGCAACTGATACGCCTCCACGCCGTTGTGGAAGTAGTATGCCGCCGGGTAGTAGCGGAACGGGGTCACCACGCCGCCCACAGTGTAGTTACGGGTCACCCATCCGCCCGTGCGAGGTCTCAGGTTCTTGATGCTGCAGAGCCCGTAGAACCCCGTTCGCAGTAGTTCCTGCTCCACCGATGCCTGGATGCTTAGAGTGGTCTCAACCGACTGATCAAACCCGCCGACCTCCCGCCCGATCTGCATCAAGCCCGCGTCAAAATCGAATGCGATGCGCCCCTCTGGCAGCCAGAGCAGTTCCCTGCGAATGTATGCCTCGTACGGCTCAGGAGCATCCGGGTATTCGGCCTGCAGGAACGCCGCCTCGTCGCCGTAGATCGCTTCACCCGCCACCACCAGCCCGGAGCCCTGTTTCCAGTAGGGAGCGAACTCGCGGAAAGAGAACTCGGCAGAGCTCTTGAGGTCTATGTCCACCCCGCCCACAGCGTTCTCGACGCCGAACCCGAAGCCGCCCTGTCCGTTGGCTCCCGAAAGAGCCTCCTTACGGGTATACGTGGCATCGAACCCGGTCGCATTGGTGGGTGCGCACAAGTCGATCACGAACGTCTGTTCCGTGCCGGCCGTCGCGCAGACTAGTGCCCACTCCTTGCCCGTCGGCGCGCAAAAGGTCACCGCCTGAGAGCCCACCGTGGGAGTCACCTTGATGGTCACATAGCGAACCGTGGAAAACCCGAAAGACTCAGGGATCGCCTTCTGCACCCAGAGATCACCTGTCCCGTAGACGCGAACACCTGTTCCCACCACGGCGCAGCTCGTGCCCCCGTTTTGAGGACTCCACGCCGCGAGCGCCAGTGCGTGAGCGCTCACCTTCTGCCAGAGCGAGAGGGACTCCCACGAAGCGCTTGCCGCGGGGATCCGCAATGGGAACCGCCACGCGTCCGGGTCCTGCCCCGCCGCTGTCAGCCCGGCGCCCGTGTAAGCGAACCCCAGATAGGGCGTCCCGATGGTGTCCGAGTTGACGTTGTTGAAGATGAGATACGAGGAACCGGGCGAATCCATCAGACCGCTCGCGGAGTAAGCATAACTCCTGCCCGTTCCGGTCCACGTTCCCGGTGCACTCAGAGAGATCGCCGTACCGATAGGATACTCAGAGTTGACAATGAGCGCCGTGCCACCAATATCCTTAGGCCCCTCTTGGGCTTGAATGGGGAACGTCTCTGCAGGCCACACAGCCCCGTTTGCGCGCGATGCAAGAGCCGCCACCGTGATCTGCCTGTCCGGCTGCACGTTCGTCCGCGACAGTTGCCCAGCGCGGAACGTGCATCCTGTCCCTACGCCCTCCAGGCGAAGCGTGTGCCCATCCGTCCAGCAGTGCCCGCCGTCCACCTCTGGCGGGGTTGTGGCCCTCCAGACGGTATCATCAGCAGGGTCCAGTGCCGGGCTGCCCCAGAACTGGAAATCCAGATACGCCCCGGTGAACCCCGTAGTCCCGATAAGGGTCTGGGTCGCAGATCCCGCCGTCACATGCTGGGGAGGACCGGCCCCCAGAGAGGTCACCGTGTAGGTATTCCCGCCCACGGTGACAGCGCAGATCACTTTTGTAGCCGCCACGGCGTCATCGGGATGGTAATACCACTCCAGCTCCGCCGTCTTGTAGCCCTGCATGTCGATGTTTCCACCGGCCGCAGGAGCTTTCCAGATCGCTTGAGGGTAGCTCTTGTCGTACCTGCCGATCTCATCGATCGTGGCAAACAGACGGGCGGGGAATGAGCAGGTGGCGGCTACGGTCATCTCGCCGGGGTTGTCCGGGCCGATGTCCTGGACCAGAATGTCTTCGTCGGTCCCGAGCGTGGTCTTGATGTGGAGTTCGTAGTTGGTATTGGCAGGCGAGCCGATGGAGCCAGGGGGGTATATCTTGACCTCAACCGTGCCCACGCCGCCGAATGAGAATGAGGTTGTCGGAACGTTCCCCGAGCCGCCGAACTCAAGGAAAAGGGAGGGGTAGTAGGCGGTCCCTGACCCGGTCACCGTGGCCTTTTCCTCAGTGTCCACGAAACCACGAGTGACGGGGTCCAGCGGGTTTTTCAAGCAGCAGGTACACGTGGCGGAGGGCAGTCCCAGTCGCGGCTCCGTATCATACCAGTCGCGCATCTGCGGGAGGGCGCGGATAGTGCCGTCTGGATTAGCCTTGAGTGTGTCCGTCATGTGCAGAGATACGCTTGTGCGAACTCTATCAGCTCGGACTCCGCGCTGACCGATTGCAGGTTCCCCACGCGGTCATAGCGCCAGGTGCGCGTCCGGCAAAGGTACTTCAGGCTCGTGCTGTCATATTGCAGATCCGTGATGCATGTCACCTCCACTGGCCCGTCATCCCCAAACGGCTTCGATGCCAACAGCGCCACGTACGGGTAGGTGTTCGACCCGATAACAATGTCATCGACCTCGTAGAATACGAAATCATCCCACGCCGCAGCTCCCACGCGTTCGACCCAGTACGTCGGGTTGGGTGTTGTAGGGTCCTTCGGGTCACCGGGGCCTGATGCCAGCAGCGCCTCGTAAATCAGTGTGTCCGAGCCGATAACCTCCGCCCCCACTGCGTAGGTGCCCCCAGAGTCCCACGCCTCAATCAGCCCCCAATACTCCGGTTCGCTTATTGGGTCCTTTGGCCCGTCGCCCTCCGCGCCTGCCACCCAGGTATCCGCATCCTGCGTGCCCTGGACTGCCCCGAGAACCTTCAGCGTGCCTCCGGGATAGGACGTTGTTCCGCCGCCACCACCGCCGACAGCCGCGCGCCTCGCCACCCCGGACAGGCTCAGAGTGGTCCCACTCGGTGTCTGCCGCATCTCAAGCCCCGGCCCTACAACCAGCCGCCCGAGACGGTTCACCGCCTCCACTATCTCGTTGAGGTGGGCAGCCGACGGGCGATCCCCCGGTTCTACTTTGGCGATCTCCCTGAAACTCATGGGGCTTCCAACGCCTTGAAGTCGGTAGACTCATACAGCACGGGCGTGGTCGTGGTCCATGCGCCCTCGCCGTCGTCACCTGCTACATATTGGTAGGTGCCGTCGGCATTCTTCACGTAGTCGCCCAGGCCGTTGTTGAGGTCTTTGTCAAAGACCCGCTTCCCGGGCCGCCAAATCTCGTTGTGGCTGCGCATCCGCTTGATGAACCGGTAAGTCAGCCGATGATACCAACTCTGCGTCTCATAGTTGTACTGCGCTGTCGCCGACGCGCCCTCGAACAGAAGCGTGCCTGCTGCGCACCCCTGCCACTCCGCAGAGTTGACGGTTCCAAGCGCCGCAAATATAGCCGTGAGCGGGATGGCGGACACCGCGAAGTCGTAGGCAATCGACATCATCGGGTAGACGGTCGCAGTAGAAAGGTCCTCCACGTCGATCTTGTCACCCGTGTCGTCGTACACGCGCCCCGCGCCCGTATTAAGTACCTCCGTGGACATGTCCCACGTCACAGATGGAGGGTCACCCAGAGTCGGCTTGCGGAACTCCATCGTATACGACACGTCCACCCAGGCGGCTGTGTAGTCATCATAGAGGGATTCGGGGTTAGTTCCCTGCTCCCCGGTGGGCGTGATCTTGACGCTGTCAACCGTCAACCCTTCCCAGCCAGGGAACGCCTCTCCGGGTTTGGGAGAGTACAACATCGCCTCAGCCCGTGTGCCCCTGAACTTGCGAGTCGCGCTCGCGCCCGTACGCGTGAAGGTGATCTCCCGGCTGCCGTATGTCTCACTAAGCGCCATAGCCGACCCCCACCTTTACCGCCTTCAGCAGTTCCTGCTGTTCCTTGAGTTGATCCTGATTGGTCTTGAGGATACTCTTGAGAACGGCATCACTGGGGAGCGTCTTGGACGTTATTGCCGCCGCCCCCGCGCCCTGCGAGATCGAGCTTTTCACGCCCGCGACCATCGCGTTCTTCCAGACGTCCTGCAGCGATCCCCAACCGACAGCCGCCATCCTGCGCTTCTTCTCCGCTTCCGCAGCCGCGTTCGTGGCCTTCATGACCTCCAGCACGCCCGCCGCCTCCATCTCCTGCTGGCCCTTGAGCTTTTCGGCTGCTTCCGCTCGTTCATCCGCGAGCTTGCGCGCCGCGTCACGGGCAAACATGGCCGCATCGTTGGCCTGCAGGAACATCTTCGCGAAGAACCCAATGCCCGAAAACCGGTAGAACAGGCTGAAGAGGCTTGTAATCCATCTGCCTATGTGCATCAGGACGTTGACCACCTGCTGGACTACGTTTTTCACCCCCTCCAGATAGCTCTGGTACATGTGCAAGCCGGTCTGTATGGCGGCTGACACGTTGCCAACATTCAGCCCGGAGAATAGCGGCATGATTGCCATCACCGCGTTCTTGAAAGCGTCCGCCACGCCAATCACGGCGGGCTTGATGTTCCGCCAGAGCGCGGGCCACTGTGCCAGCAGTTTCGACACCTTGTCCATCGCCCCGCCGACGTAGGGAAGTAGCGCCTGCCCCACATCCCTGAAAATCTTGCTGATGGCGTCATGCATCGTGGACAGACGTCCGAGGAACGTCTTGGACTGCGCGTCCATCATCCCTCCAAAGTCCTTTTTCATCCCCTCGCTTATGGCCTTGATTGCGATGTCGGCGCCCACTGCCCCAGACTCCACCTTCTTCAGAGCGCCCGGGATGTCCGTTCCCAGAGCGGCGGCGAGGTACTTCGCGGCGGGGATGTTGGCCTCCATGAGCTGCAGGAGTTCGTCCCCTTGCACGCGCCCCTTGGCTTTCATCTGCCCGAGCGAAGTCACGATGCGGTCGATTGCTTCCGGACCCTTGCCGCTGGCAGCCGCGGCGTCGCCGATGTTGGTCAGCAGAGGGATGACACCCTTGGCCTCAAATCCGAATGCGAGGAGCTTCTGAGAGGCGGCGGTCACCTGCGGGAACTCAAACGGGGTTTTTGCGGCGAAGTCCCAGAGCTGTCCCAGGAACGCCTTCGCCTTGGCAGAAGAGTGCATCATGTTCGTCATGGCGACTTCCACCTGCTCATAGTCAGCAGCCGTCTTGACCGCGATAGCACCACCCGCAGCCATAGCGCCCCCGAGGACCGCCGCGGCCTTCGCAGCCAGAGCGTAGGGGTTTAGACCACCCAGAAGAGCCGCCGCAGCGCCACCCATCCCGCCTCCGCCTGCTTCCCCGGTCATTCTCTGTCCGGACGCGCGCGCCTGTCCCTCCGCGCGTTTCAGCTGGGCCTGGAATGGGGCCATGTTGATCCCCATGTCCATGAACAGGGTTCCGACGTTCAGACTTCCCATAGGTTACTTTCCTCGCGATTGCTTGCAGGTGTATAATGGAATCAGGAGGGTGACCGATGTCATTCCAGAAAGTGCAGTGCTCATCTTGTGGCGCCTGGTATTGGGATGGGGATCCGCACACCTGCCAGCCGCAGCCCGGACAGACCCAGATCGTGCCTCCGCCCGTTCCGGTGAAGCCCGTGTATCAGATGCTCTGCCCCAGGTGCAAGTCGCCGCACCACTTCATGCGGAGAACGGCAAATCCCGCAGTGGTGGGGTGCCTCGGATGCGTATGTCTTTGGCCGTTTCTGATGGCTCTGCCATTCATCCTCGCGAAACACTACACCTGCATGGATTGCGGCCATCAGTGGACGCTCTAGAATGCCCCGTACTTCTCCTTGAGCCTGTCAGCCAGCGCCCGGACCTCCGGACGCATCCGCCGATACCTGTACGCCGCATCGATGTCTTCGGGCTTCTGGCATACCCAGCCCAGTTCCTCAAGGGTCAGGTCAAGAGCTTGCTCGTACGTCCAGTGGTGTTTCTGGACTAAAGCGGTGATGGACGCTACCCAGGAGTTGTCTCCACCACCGCCGTCGGGTTTTTTGAGTCGTCTCCACCGGGTAGCAGCTCCGTGGTCATGAACTCGGAGAACCGGGAGATGTCATCCATCGTCATCAAATCGCCGACTTCCTCAAGGGTGAGGCTTTCAGTGGGCTTCAGCGCCAGATAGAGCGCCAGTTGCAACCCGTCCGGAGTAGCCATCTCCGCGACCTCATCGTGCTCCTCGATGTCCATCCTGAGCTTCGCCCAGTCGTCACCACTCAAGAGCCCCTTGAGGTCAGTCTGCATCCGTTCCCACCGGATGCGCTTCATCTCACGCGAGAACTGCGCAAGCATCCCTGCGGTGAACTTGTGGACGTTCAGACGCCGCCC